TTGTGTTCTCTTTCAAGACCGCTCCAACCTGTCGTTGGAGCGCCAACCATCCGCACTTATGTTTTAACGATCACACGGACACTTCCCAAATGCCTCCGGCCAGCCGGTTTCACGAGCCAGAGTGAACACGATGGAGGCCGTCCACCCTGGCTCTAAGAGTTTGGGGGCGCGTCCTCGTCGGCTTTGCTGCCGGGCTTGGGCACGACTTCCACCGCAGCAGCGGAGGCGAGTTGGGACACGCGCGACACTTCCTTGAGCAGCATGGGGATGGTGTCGATGCCGAGCGAGAACTCGAACTCTGCCACCTTGTCGGCGGCATTGCCGCTGCGGATCGCCTTGAGCACTTCGACCATCGGTGCGGCCTGAATCCACGCAAAGGCGACGAGCTGCCGTTGCTTCTCCTGGTCATTCAGTTCAGTCTCGCCATTGAGGAACAGCGTGAGGTTCAACTGCCGGCAGAGGTTGAGCGTGCCGAGCGAGAAGGGTCGCAGGGTGAGATTGCCAATGGTGGTCGGGCCTTCAGCGAAGGCGGCTTCGAGCAGGGTGGAGCGTTGGTCTTTTTTCATAGCATGGAGAGGAGTTCGGTTTTCTTGGCAGGATCAGCGTCCTGGGGAATGAGGGCAAAGCTGCGACCCTTGCGGATGAGCATCAGCGGCTTCATCAGCCTGAGTTGGGTGCGCAACAAACTTAGTGCGTCGTTGAAGGCGCGCAGGTAGGCGATGGGATGATCAGGATGCGTCTGGCACCAGTCGCGATTCTCGAAGCGTTGGCGAAATTCAGCTAGGTCGATGGTCTCGTCGTTGAAAGCGGCTTTCACTGAGCCATCCATGCTCCAGGTCACGCTGCGTTTCGGTGCACCGTTCACTTCCTCGATGGTATCGAGCAATGGCTTGTCGCTGGCATACTTGAAGCCACATGCGAGCATGGCGGCAACTAGTGAAGTCACCTCGCTCTTGAGCGGCGCTTGATCGTCGCGAATGAATTGAACCTGCTGCCCTTCCTTCATGGCTAGGTGGCGTTGGGGAAGTTCTGGCCGCTGCATTCCCAGGTGTTCCAGTCATCGTTCTTCTGACCTTCCTTGACCGAGGTCACGATGGTGACGCCGCCAGATATGCTGGCGATGCCCACGTCATTGGTGCCTACAGCAATCCCTGCGGGCAGATCACCGCGTCCCTTCATGCTGAACTCCATGGTGGGATGAAACGCCTTGCCGTCGGCAAAGCGGCCATGCTTGTCGAGCAAGGGTTTGGTGTCCACCTTGCGTGTGACCTCCACGCTCTCAGCGAGCGTGAGATCGACGGACTGGATGCCGATGTTATCGAGATTAACGGGCATGATCAGGACAGATTGGAATAGGCGGTGCCAGTGAGTTCAAAGTCGGGGAAATCTTCATTGGATTCGCTCTGCTTGGCGGAAGTCACGCGCATGGCACCCGAGGTGAAGTTACCCGCAATCACGGCAGCCAGCCCTGCATCACCCTTGCCTTTGATGGAGACTGTCTTCGTTACCAGCGGTTTGGGCACGGCTTTCACGGTGACGCCTTGGGCATTGCGGATCGTGGCGACTTCGACGGACGATTCGGAAGAGGATTCCTGGACATGGCCGCCCGCAGAAGGCGTGAGCCCGAAGGTGTTGGCAACTCCGAAAGTGGCTGGCATGATGCCCAGCGGAATGTGTCAACCGCTCAAGCCAACCGTGAGCGCCAGCGTGTGCAGCCAGCGGTTGTCCTCCGTGCGCTCGCTGCTGTCGCTGATATGAACGCCGCCGAGTTGAATGCCCACCGATTGCAACTGCGTGGCAAGTTCAGTGGTCTGCCAGGTTTCGGCAACGGTGCGCAGGTTCGCGCTCACGGCCCGGTAGTCTTCAATCTCCGTCACGTTCGCGGGCGCTGAAGTGATGAGGTGGACCGTTGCTTTGTGCAGTGGTCCAATCACATGCTGAACTTCGGGCACGCTCACGATCACGGTCAGTGCTTCGGTGGAAAGAACTTCAGCGGACGTGCCCGCATGAATCGGAGCTGTCACGCCCGCAGCGCGCAGCCATTCGACCAAGCCTTGTTCGATCACGCTGTTGTTCATGAGCGTTGGACGTGAAGCATGACCACAGGACTGGTAGGCTTGTCAGTAATGCCATTGATCTGATAAGCGAGACCTTCGATCCTCACGTTTTGGCCAATGACTGGCACCGTCGGCAGTGCAGCACGCAGCAGCTTCACTGCAAAGTCTGACTGGGGCAGGAAGCCGCCGCTTTGCAGATCAAGCTGCACCGATGGATCAGCAATGACAGCCTGGTAGGGGTGTCCATTCCATTCAATCGGCGTGCTGATCTCGCCGAACACTTCGGCCATGTCGGCGGCAATATCGTCGAAGCGGCTCATGGCGTTGGTGGTTGCGTTATCCAGCAAAACGGCCTCTCCGCTCATCGCTGGAGAGGCCGTTGGCGGGTTCGTGGAGCTGCTCGTTCGCTACGGTTTCACGATGCGCTTGAGTCCATCGGCGATTGCCACCTTGAACCCGTAGAGGCATTCCACCGTGATGAACACGCGGTTGCTGCTCGTCTCGGTGTAGCGCAGGTAGCCGAACGTGAGACCGGTCTCCGGATCGGTCACGGCACCGGCTTCGTCGTATTCGGCCACGGGTTGCAGGTAGCGCATGGCCACCGCGAGGCAGCTCGGGTGCGCAGCGAATCCCACGAGCTTCTCGCCGTTGTCTGGCAGGATCACGGTTTCATAGACATCAAAGCCCGCGAGACGTCGGATCTGGCCTTCGACCACGCCCGGCTGCACGATTGGGGGCATGAAACTTTTGGCGACGATGTCGTCGCCGAGCAGGTTGGTGAAGAACGCGCCGTCGAGCACCAGCGACCGGTCACTCACCGGCATCTTCGCGACGGCGCAGGCTTCGCGCACACCGAGCACCTTCTTGTAATCGAAGGTGCTGGCACTGAGCGCATTGATCGCAGGCGGGCCGTAATTAGCGGCCGTGATTTCGCCGAAGATGTCCTGCAGCACGTCCTGGGCGAGTTGCTTCACTGCGCTGGCGACCAGGCTTTCGAGCACGTTGATCGCAGTCTCGGCGGCCTCGCGGGCGGTGAGATGCACGGTCTTGAACTTGTGCCGGTTCAACTGCACGGGCACCACATCAATCGTGGAATCCACGGCGGCGGTGTAGCTGCCCGCGAAGTCGCTCGCCGGTGAGGGCGCGCCGACGATGGGCACGCGCACGGTGTCGAGCTTGTCGGCCGGGTCGGGCGAGAAGTTGCTGGAGAATGCGCGCATCGGCAGCAGCGCGGCCATAAAGGGCTGAAGCGCGGACTGCGCGACCTTGATGTCTTTAACGTTGGTGAGGGTGTTGGCCATGGGACGGTGGGGTTGGAAGTGGTTGAGTGAAAATGCGGATCAGGCCTGGGCGCTGAGGATGGCGGCCTGCTGCTGCGGGGTGAGGCTGCGCCAGAAGCGGCTCTGTTCGCGCGGATCGTTGACCGCCTTGAAGCGGGCAAGCAGGTCTTCAGTCTGAGTATCACCGCGCGGAGTGATGCGAGCAGGCACGGGACTGCCCATCTCAGCAGCGATCTGCGCGGCTTTCAGTGAGGCGCGCTTTTCGAGATCCTGTTCGCGGCTGCGCAACTCGGTGAGTTGGGCCTCGAGTTCTTTGTTGCGCAACGAAGCGCGTTCGATTTCGGCGAGCGAAGCGGTGAATTTGGCACTGAGAGATTCGCGCTCCGCCTGGAACTCAGCGCGCACAGCTTCGAGCAGGCTTTCGTTTTGATGCTGGGCCAAGCGCGCCGCCTTGAGCTGGGTGGCGGCGTCGGCCATGAGGGATTCGTGCGCGGCGGCGGCGGCTTCGAGAGCACTGATGCGAGTGACCGCTTCACTGAGTTGATCGTCGAGGGTTTTCATCGAGCGGGTGGTGGTGTCAACTCGCGCCGGGCGCAGGGTGCGGAGGCGTGCGAGCACTTCGTCGCGATTCCGGGCCGTGCCTGCGAGGTTGAACTTCTGCGCCTGCTTCGTGCTGAACGACTGGCCTTCCATCGCGTCATCCGGGATGCTTCGGCCACGCACGAGCACAGCCGCTTTGAAGTCGGCGGCGATTTCTTCGATGTCGCTCTGGATGAGCGTGCGCTGATCTTCGGTGAGCGGCACACCCGGCGTGCCGGCACTCTTGAATTTGCCCGCAGCGAAGACCTCCACCTTCAGGCCTTGGTTCTTGAGCGCCTCGGAACTGTCCACCACGGGCAGCAGAACGCCGATGGAACCAACGCGCGCAATCGGGGTGGCATAGATGGCATCGCATTGCGAAGCGACCCAGTAGGCCGCGCTGCACATCTGCCCGGAAGTGAACGCATAGACTGGCTTGCTCCTGGTGGCGTCGGCCACGGCTTGAGCAAGTTCGGGCGTGCCGTTCACCGTGCCGCCGGGCGAGTCGATGTCGAGCAGGAGCGCCCGCACATCGTCACGAGCCGAAGCTTCCGCGATGGCGGCGATGACCTGCTCCGTGTCCGTCGCTCCGAAGAGCAGCGAGGAGATCATGTCCGGCTGCCTGATGAGCGGACCGTGGAGATCAATAACGCCGACACCGCCTTCAATCGAGAGAAGCGGGTGCGTCGCGCGCTCGGGTGGCGGGGCTTTGCCGTCAAAGAACGCAATGGCCTGCGAGGCCATGGCGTTCAAGGCGTCGGAGGTGATGAGCCAGGGCTGGCGGGACAGGAAGGATTCGAGAGCGATCACGCACCGGCTGTGGTGTCAACGGTGTGTCTAGAACGCGCCTCTTGGAATAGTTGCTAGGAAGATCAAAAAACCTACACTCCCACATCATGACCACACCCTTACTGGACGCCTTCAAAAATCACACCCAGATCGACTCTGTCGATTCATGGTTTGAGGCTTGGCCTCCGGCAAAAGGGCTTGCTCATTGGGAGGACGGAAAAAGCGCCAAGGAATTGGCGAAAGCTTGGTGCCGTAACAGCGGGGGCGTCCGCACTCCATCGGGCCTCAACGCGCTTTTCCAGTCGTCTGCCCTCACTCATGGTCTTTTGATATCCAAGGCATGCGGAGAGAGGGCTGTTCACTTTGACAAGCTTGGGAAAGCGAGAATGTGCGACCTACGCATGGAGGGGACCACGAGTAACAGACCTTTACTGGTTCATATCGAAGCAAAAGCGGACGAACCTTTTGGTGACACTATCGAAGTCAGTTGGCGCAAGGCATTGGCAAAAACCGCAAACAGCAACACCCCCAAACGAATATCGAATCTTGCTTCACTACTCTTTGATGAGAATAAAATCACCGACGACTTGGATACGATACCAAGCGACATACGTTCGCTCCGCTATCAATTGCTCTATGGCATTGGAGCCGCGCTCGTCGATGCTGGTCAAAGTGGATTCCAGACAGTTCTCTTTGTCGTGCATGAATTGCTGCCTGCAGATCCAACAATCCCGTTTCAAAAGCGCGACGGCAGTGATCGCTATTTAGACACCGACGCGATCAATGAGAACAAACTAGATTTGAATCGCTTTGTCGCGCGCTTGTCGAGGGGGCAGTTCTTGTCAGTGCCTCAAAATACAATAATTGAATGTGGCGTGTTTTATCCTCCGAATGACCTCTCATGGGATGCCTGCAAAGGTTCAATGCCTGTTAATCTGCTCATTGGGAAGGCGCTGGATGAGACGAGGCAGCGTTGAAGTTTTGATGCTCAGTGATAGAGGCTCCAAGCGAAGTTGAGATTGAAGACGGCTTCCACAGCATCTCCAATGGCACGCCGTGCCTGTTTGCTGTCTCGATGATCATCTTCGCGTCTCTCGCACGACGCTCCAACTCCTCGCCGAAGTCCGCACCCAGTTCCTCGTAGTGGTCGCTGATTGTTTTGAGGCCCATCTCGACGTCGGCACGATTCTGCTGCGCCTCGCGTCCGGCATCGACACTGACCCGCCTCGGTGTCACACAACTGATCTTCCACCATCCAGAGAGGTTCGGCAGCTCGCCGCGATCAATCGCATCGCCGATCACATAGAACCACACCGGTTTGATCAACCGCTGAATGAGGATCATCTGGCGAAACGAAAACCGGCGGTCCGCTTTCGCCACCACGAGCCGCACGCCTGCACCGCCGATCTTGCTCGAATCCGCTGCGAACTCATACGGGATCATGCCCAGCGCAGAATCGCGCCGCAGATGTTCCAGGAATCCGGTGAACGTCGGGCTCGGCCGCTTCGGCTCGAACGAGTCGAGCGATTCGTTGGGCTTGAGCGCGACCAATTTGCCACCGGTGATGCGCTGCAAGGAACCGGGATCACTGTTTGCGATGTCACCGGGTGTGGCACCGTCGAAGGCGAAGTCCGTTTCGTCATCGTGTTCGCCGTTCTCCACCTTGAGCTCGCGTTCTTCCACCTCGGCCAGAAGCTTGCGGGCACGCAGGGCAGTTTCCTCGTCCACCACAGTGGTGGAGCCTTTGAGGTCATGGCGCTTCATGAACTCACGCCACTGAGCGACTTCATGCAGGCCGTTGGCGGCGGGCTTGGGCGCGTCTTTGCGTTTCTTCCACTGGTTGAGTGATTGCCGTGACACACCGAG